TGGCGGTCGGTAATAAAAGAAATCCGCATGGATGCCGGAAAGAATCTTGATATTATTTTTTTGTGATTTCATGGTATTAAACAACGCTTTCCATTCGGATATTGCTGTTTAGTAGCACAACAAAAAACACCCCGCGCCGGTAATGACGCGGGGATTTCCTTTTTAAAGTGTCCAAACGGTTTGTATTCCGCTTGCATCTGAACGATATAAAGCGCCCTCATCGGCGTTTGGGGTGGTTTCGAAAAAGTACCAATGATTATTGATGAACTGCCACCCGGTGAGCATATAACCGGCGCGGTCAAAATAATATCTGTGTTTGCCGCTGGCGGATTCCAGGTCTTTCCAGCCAACCGCCCAAGACCGATCCGCGTACTCATACCACCAGCGCACACCGTCCGCAGCCTTTCGCCATCCTTCCGCAACCGCAATATCTTTCCCGTAAGCGGGGCGCCCATATCCGGCGATGCGGCTATAGTTTATCGGGTATTGTTTCCGGCAGACGGCGCCGCCGTTTCGGATGACGGAAGATCCGCCGCTTGTGTTCCCTTCGTCGGTGTACACGGTTTCATTTCTGACATTCGTTACAATTCCGGTGTGGCAAATCCGGCTGTTGTTTTGGAAAAATATCTGATCGCCGATTTCGGGGGTTGCATACCATGCCCCCATCTTTTTATAATTTGCGGCGCTCTGCACGGTATAATCATCAAACCCACCAATAATTTTCTGCGCATTTGAAACGCCGTAAGCCTTATAAAAGCACCAATCTACCCATGCATCACACCAATAATTCCCGCTTGCATCCATCGTAGCCGGATAGATCTTGTGCATTTCATAGCCGTATTTTGTATGATTATTCTTTCCGGCGTTGGCGGTCTTATCATATAGATATTTCAGATCTGCCGTCTTTTTTTCCAAATATCCAATTTCGTTTTCTGCAACAGCTATAACCCGATTTCGGTCAAATGCCATTTTTCGCCCTCCATAAACAAAAAAGGCGGGCAGCTAAAAGCCCCCGCCGGATTTGACATTTCACTTTTTATTTTAGTTTTTAGTTGATTATTTGAATTAACCAATTGTTATTTTGGTTTTTAGTTGATTATTCAACTAAATCAGTCAACTAAGTACTTGCCAAATCTACCGGTCGCTGTCTGCCAGGCCCTCGCCGATGCAGTAGGCCAGGACCGACGCACCTGACAGGATGAGCGCCGCCACCTGGGAGGCATCCGCTTCAGTATGGCCCATGTAAATCATGAGGCCGGTCACAAAGCCAGCCACCGCCACCCAGAGCTTCCGGCTGGTCAGTTTCCGTCTCCAGTCAATTCTCTCCATTGTCTGCCTCCTCCTTTTTCTCCTCTGGCATCTTTAAAACCTTCGTATACAGTTCCGTGGCCACGTCGTTCCCGCCCAGGTTGTGGTATGACTTATATACACGCTTCAGGCTCTCCTTCGCGTATATGGGACAGTAGCCGCGTTCTGAATACCTGTTATAATTCGTCACAATGCTCTCACGGAGGAGGCTCTGGACCCCCTCCGCGATTGCTTCGTTTTTCGCCTGTTCCGCCTGTATCTGATCCCGGAGCAGCTTCACCAGCCAGGACAGGATCGCCAGGATGCCGGTGAATAACCACTCCAACCAGTGGGCCGTGATGAATGTTAGAATTTCGATCATATGTGCGCCTCCATGAGGAGCGGCAGACTTTCCATAAGCACCTCCGAAATGAGAATTATTAACAAGGTTATGCAAACATTGTTTGAGCGTTTGAATTAAACGTAATGTTCGCGTTTCTATTGTTGCCCGCCGCCGCAGAAGACACATTGGCAATACCGATGCACTGCACTTGCCCGCCACTTCCGATAAAATCGCATCCAGTTGCGGCCCAATTTGTTTTTGCGCTTGTGAAATAGAAACCAATATACTGATATTTATCCGGATTAACGAGTTTAAACGAGCAAGCCGAAAGTGTGACATGTCCGCCTGTACTAGACATTACAGTTAATGGCGTATTTTGACTTGATATAGCCCTGTCTACAATGAATTCGCAGTTTGAAGCCTTAAATATTCCATTCCCATCAACACCTTCATAGATTTTTGGATCATCGGATGCAATGCTTGACGGTGCATAAATTCTGCAATTCGAAAGCTGTATTATGCTTTCGTCAGCTTGAGTTTTGAAAATTCGCATCTGACGATACATATCAACAGATACATCGCAGTTATTAAGCATGATTGTGCCGTTATGATGAGATCTGATAAACGACAATGCTCCAAGTCCGGGCGGACTATAAATTTTAGAATTATTTACTGCGATTATTCCTGTTCTGTAAGCACCTATGATCTGTGACGGTGTAATATTAAGATTTACAAGTTCCATATAAGAATCGTTAATAGTGAATATGCCGCCACTTGTGTTCCATGAAGCTAAAGCCTCATCAGATGTGCAATGGGATACATGGCACTTATTTACAGACACATGTGTCATAGGCGAGACGACCCAAACGCATCCGCCCTCTGTCGCTCCCGAATGATTAATTATGTCGCACTCTTCAAACGTTATCGATTTATTAGCAATTGTTGTAAGACCGTTGCTTGATCTGATAAATGCGCAGGTGCAAATATTATGCATCCCGCCATTGTCCTTATCTGAATATAAAGCGCAGTCCTTAAAGCTGATACGACTGCATTCATCAATATTAACGAGTACGTTATTATAACTATTAGATCCAGTTGGCGCGTAATCAAATACTATTCCGTTAATTTCGATATCAGCACAAGCTATAAACGATAGCAGATAATTAAAATTCTCTGCGGCGGGCGTAATGGCTCTTTGGTCAAACCTGATAACAGATTTCCCCCGTACGCCATAAATCTTTTTCCCGGACATTGACCGAAGCACTATATTCGAATTTAATTTATATGTTTTTGGCAATACATAGATAGAATCCGTGTTTGATACTGCGTTAGAAAAAACGGTTGAATCGTCAGTAATACCATCTCCCTTCGCACCAAACATTTCAAGGGTGACCACACCGGGGAAAATCAGTTCAGCATAAAGTCCATTTTCAATGATTTCGCTATAAGTTGTCGGCTGTTCGACGTGCATTTGATAAAGCGCGCCTCCGCCATCATCTGCGGTGTAATATCCAAGAGTTCGGCAGATCTGCCCATCGAGCAGATCGGCATCCGCTTTCATTTCGGCTACGTTCTCGTAGACCTTTTTATAGCTTACTTCATTTGCGTACATGTGAGAGACGGTTGACCAGTATTTAGAGTTATTGGTATCTTCTCCGGCCCTGTCTCCAGTTCCACCGATCGCCCATGATTCGGAAATACTGGACCACCATTTACTGTTATTGTGATATGCGGGGTCTGTTGACGGGACTGCCGTACCATCTACAGAACCGATAGCCCACCGCTGACCGTTGTCATCAGAGACCTCAGACCAGTATTTGGAGTTATTTGTGTTTTCGCCGCTTCTTACGCCAGTATTGCCAACCGCCCACGACTTGGATAAAAGCATATTCTGCTGTGAGCCATTAAGAGCCGCGATAATGGTCGCCATATCGCTGGTCGAAACGTGTGCATTCGTATACGGTGAAGGCTCAACAGAAATAACAAAATTCAGCGTTCCGATGCTGTTCAGCGTTGAATCAAGCAGTCGGAGTTCGCAGATAACTACGCCCTTTTCTGCCGTCATGGTTTCAGTCACGTTTGCGGTGACTGTATTCCCGGACCATGTCGGATCGTTATAGCTGAACACTCCGACAGGAGTTGCACCGTTTAACTGGATGTCGGTCACAGCCGCCGGAATCGTCCACGGCTGATGCCCATTAATCAGTTTAAACTCCAAGGATTCAAGCCCGGAATCGCCCTGCGAAACGTGAAGCACGGGCATGACCGCGCCGGGCCGAAGATTAAGATAAATCGTCTGCTTTGCAATTGTAGCCATTAAGAGCCTCCTTCAAGAGTCGTTAATCTGCTGAGTATATCCGCAAGGATTGCCGCCGTGATACCACTATTCACTGCCGCAAGCTGTGCCGCCGTAAGCGCATCCTGTTTTCCGTTGGCGGCAGCCTGCGCCGTCTGTGCCGCCGCCCGTGCCGTGATGTCCTTCGGGGTGGTCTTTGTCTGTGTGCCGTTCACCGTGAACGTGTACAAACTGCATTCTTTGATTGTATTCGGCATTTATTAACCACCTCCTTGTAAATCGGGGTCACTTGCCGGGCCGCTGGGGCCGCTTCCGCTTCCGCCGGATGAGCTACCGGGGCCGTCGCCGCCATCGAATACATTGTTGTCAAATATAACCTCGATACCTTCATATCCGGGGCCATCGCCGCCGCTTTCACCGTCGCCACCTCCACCGCCGGGGCCTTCATCGTCATCGTCTTTGACTTCGATGCTTCTGATGTAGTCCAATATGTCGGTACCGTTTACAATCAGATGTCCATTAATAACGACGTTGTCATCACCGCCGCCGCCCTGATCTTCGACAGCAAATGCAAAATCGCTATCATCGCGCCATCCGGCCCACAAGAAATAGCCGCCATAATCTTCCGGCTCTCCTGACATGCCGGTCATCTCATCGGACGATTCCCATATCTGCCGCCCATAGTCGGTGTTGACCATGAAATCACCGATCATCAGTTCATCACTTCCACCGGCTTCCCCGGCCTTGAAATAGATACCGGTCTCGCCGTTCCATTTCAGATCAATCTCTCCATTGTAAAGTCCAATGCCTTCTGTTGTCATCCGGGCGTTCAGCCCTTCATGACCTTGTGGCGCACGATATGCGGAACCGCTCCAAATGTAGAACGTGCCGCCTGTTAAGTCGTAATATACGGCCCCTGTCTCCGGTGTGATGAGCTGCGTCAGGGCGGAATCTCTGTACATTCTGCCGTTCGACAGGTAGCCGATTGCTTTTGTTCGCCACAACCGCAGACCGCTTTTGTCCATTTCGACCGTCGGTATGCCGTTCTCATCAAGTACCATAAAATCGCCGTAATGGTTATTGATGCCGCCAAGCGACAGATGCCCGTCAATCGTCCAGCTCTGATAGTACGGCCCACGATAGCCGGTCGAACTAAAACCGATTCCCGCGTTGTTAATCCTTACCACGTTATGGGCGGATTCTATGTTTTCATTATCCAGGAACAAAATTTCATTCGCCCATCCTTCCGGGTTTCGGTTAATGATTACATGCCCCCGAAGGCCCGAATTCAAAACACCCGTTGCCCGGTCAATCGTCCGTTGCGCCTGTGCGTATGTCGGTCTTGCGCTGATGGCTTGCAGTTGGTCTTCGATGGTTGTTGAAAGACTCGCCCGCGAATCTCCAATATCGATGCTTGTGTATCGTTCTTTCAAAACATCGTAAACCGTTTTAATAACCTTTGCCTTTGTGCTGATGCCTAGCCTTGCAAAGTCCACCGTGATGGTATCGCAAAGGTTCACGGTTTCCAGCGGTGCAAGGTCTTTGTATTCCAACGTATCCGCCAAATTGATGAAATTCACGCTGATACTGACCGCCGGGATGCCGATTTTGTTAGCATTGATATAGCTTTGTGTATACGATTGTAACTGCGCCTGTGTCGGTGCGTTCTCCCATTTATCGGAAAAGTCTTTGACAACTGTTCTGTGAAATGGGAAATTTGCCGCCGTGGCGGATTCAACAGGGGCATTCAGATAAACCTTAGTGTCTTCCGATAACCAGTACGGCATGATTCCGGTGATCGTGTTTTCGATGTTGGTTTCCTGTGTAACATCCGTAATCTGTTTTCCGTACCTCAGGACAACGCCGCGATCCGCGCCCCGGTGTGCATGTAGAATGCAATTGTAATTATTCCATTCCCATTCTGCGCCGTTGCCGTAAATGTCGATTATTGACCCTTCACGGCCTCCAAGATATGATCGGATGCTTCCGGGTATCGGAACCGCATAACTTGACGCGCTGGTGAAGTCTGCCGTCAGCGTAAACGGGCATGGTTCAACCGCGTTCGACTTGAACCCGGCAAGCGCACCGGCAAGGGATGACGCGCTGAACGGCTTAAACGGTATATAATTCAACTGATAACTGATATGCCTACAGTAGACAGTTACACGCCCGCCAATCGGCCGCGATATCTTGTACACCCGGAACGCTTGCAAGCTTGCAGATTGTGACGGCTTAACAACGATAATGCTTGATGTTGCAATACTGCCGTAATGAATGCCCGTCATCGGATAAACAAGCGTCATTTCATATATGCCGTTCCGTTCTTCCGTAACCTCGCATGATATCGTGTCGGTCAGGCGTCCGATGCCGTTTGTGATAAATGCCGTAGCGGAAGCGGCAAAAAGAATAGGAATCATAAGCGCCACCACCTCGGAGTTATTTCGACAGCAGAAAACCCGCTGAATGCAATGTCACTTTCCCCCGCCGGGATTGTCGGAAATTCGCCGTTCGTCAGGACGATATTATTATTACAATTCGTTGTCCCCTTGAAAGCATCCATCAGGTCGCAGTCTATGTCGGTGTACTGATTCGCCGCTGTGATTCTGACAGAAACCCCGCCAACCGTAACCGTTCCGATGCCATACGCACGAATTAACGGTTTCGCCGCGTTCAATGTCGGGTTGTATATTTTCCCGCTGGCCGTGAACCTCTGCGGCATTTCGCCAACTTTCAGAAATCGTTGCGGCTTGCAATCGAAAGCAATGTTGAATCTTCCGGCAAGGTTTCGGGGCGTGGTTGTTACCTCTAATCCGCTCCTATATACCGCAAGCCGGAATTCGTCCGGGTGATATGTGTCTTCCAGGCGTTTATAGCCGATTCGCGAACAGATGAATTCGCGGAAGGCTTCAATATTCCACCGAAAACCCCGCGTAATGAATGCGGGATAGGTCACCGTGATGTTATTCCATCGCCCATTATCAAAGGTTAGATCGCCGTTTCTTCCCGGAACCTGTACCATTGACAGGTCACGGGCGGGGGCGTTAAATGTCCCGCCGCCCGAAATCCATACGCCAAAGTCGCGGCTGTTTTTTCCGTCAAAAGTCAAATAATGTTCAATTATTCCCGGAATCATCCCCAAACCGCTCCTTTCATGTCAACATCGCCTTGTACAATATCGGCAACCTCTCGCGCCAGCTCTCGCACATCCTGACCCGGTGCGCCGTAAACATTAATCCTCACGCCGCCCATGTTGGTGGTTCTGTTGTTGTTTACGTTTCCGAATGAGGGCAAAACAGCCGTTGGATTCCCTGACGATCCAAGAATTGCCGCTGTCTGCCCGAACAAATCCAGGGCCCGCGCCCGCTTGCTTGCGGATAACGGGATAATGACTTCCGGGCCATCCTCACCAATAAGCGCAACCTGTTTCTGACGGATAAAGCCGCCCTCTGCTCTCTCGCTGTATCGGTTGCCCGTGCCGGATGTGACAACGCCCTTGATGGCCACGGTGATTGGATTGTGCGTGAAGAAGCTCTTCATGGTGTTCCAGGCGGTCCGTGCAGCCGAATCTGCACCGTCCACGCCGCTGATACTGCCGCGCATCGGCTGTTTTACGATGCCATCCATTTGGCCGTGGGCCGCTGTCGCCGCAGCATCTCCGCCATCGACCTGTTGCACATGGCCCGTAAACTGATTTGAGTCAAACACACCCTGCATAGTGCTAGTTGTGGTTTTGGCGTTCGCTTCCGCTTGTGCCTGGTCAATCTGCGGCGGGCCTATTTTGCTCTGTTCCAACGTTTGCCATTCCGCCAGCGAATCACGGGCAGCTTGCGCGGCCTTTTCGCCGGCCTCCTCTGCCGCAACACCGGCGTTTTGATATGCCGCGACAGCACCATCAAGATTGCCTTGTGCCAGTAGCTCCATAGCTTTCTGTAATGAGCTAACATTCGAATTAGCCTTCGCGGATTCCGTCGCGATAGTTACATACGCGTCGCCGCTGTCTTTAAGGGCCTGCGCATATCCGCGTTCGGCCTCCGTCGCCGCCGCGATCTCGCCGGTCATGCCCTCGCCGCGTCGGTCGTTCTTCCGGGCCTCATTCAGATCGCGCTGCGCCTGTGCGTGTTGGCTGGTGGCTTCTTTTGCCTGTGCCTCTGCGGAAGCATAAGCCGTTTCTGCATCGGTTTGCGCCTTTAGAGCCGCCGCGAACTCCTCATTGAACGCCTGTACAAGCGCCCGCTCTTTCATCTTTTGGATGTTGGTATCAATCGCGCCGTTAATCTCTTCAAGGGTCTTTGTGCAATCGCCGCCCTGCCGGATAAACTCGGAGCTGTAATCCGATCCCATCGCCTGATTCAGCTGACCGAGGGCGTACTCAGCGACTTCTTCCATGCCTTCCTTCAGATGACCGGAGGAATCGAAGCACTGCATGAGCTGGTCACGCCAGTATTCAAGCGGGGCATTACCGGCGCTCAGCGTGTCAGCCGTTCTTTGCATAGATGCCGCTAAGTCATCATTTGCCCGCGTTACCTCGTCAATCTGCGCCCTTGTTTCAGACATTGCGCTTTGCAGATTAGCAAGTCCGGGCGGCACCTGATCCGAATTATTCTTAACCAGTATGATTGCCGCCGCTAATGCAGCCACAGCAACCGCCGCCGGGCCAAGCGCCGCGCCAAATGCCGCGATGCCGCCCTCCGCAAGTCCAAGTGACCCCACAAGGCCGCCGATATGTGTTACCAACGCACCGCCAACAGTAACGGCATTTCCGAGCATGGAAAGCACCGGGCCAGCCGCCGCGACAATCAGACCGCACTTAACAATCATTTCTTTTGTGCCGTCATCAAGATTAGCAAAAGCACTTGTCAGATTCTGAATATCTTTTCCGACCGCATCAAGCGTTGGGGCAAGTGTTGTTAACAGCGTAGAACCGACATCAATCCCGGTATTCTTAATCTGTTGCATGGCAACCGCTAATTTGTGCTGTGCCGTATCAGCCATTTTGTCATAAGCTTTTTGCGTGGCATCCGTGGATGTCTTCATTGACTTCATGGCTTCATCGAAATCTTCGGCATGCTGAATAAGAGTTGCCGCCGCCTTTGCCGCCTCCTGGGAACCAAACATATCACCGATTGATTTCCCGGTTTCCGTGGATTCATCTGCAAGAATCTGCAAAACATCTCCGAGATCCTTCCCGGAATCCATCAACTCTTTGAAGGATTTCCCGGTGCGTTTTTTCAGAATCTCGGATGCCTTGGAGCCGCTTTTGCCCAGCTCGTTTAACATGCCATTGATGTATGTTGTGGATTCCGCTGTTGCAATACCGTTTTTAGTGGTAGTCACATAAGCGGAAGCAATATCATCAAGGCTGACGCCGTACATGTTCGCCGTCGGGATGACTTTACCCATGCTTGATGCCAGTTCCGCAACGGTTGTTTTGCCCATGTTCTGCGTAGTGATTAGCTTATCTGATACGGATGTAACCTCATCGGCCTCCATTCCGTAAGCGTTCATAATGGTTGTTAACACATCCAGGGCCTGTCCGGCATCCGCAAAACCGGCTGTTGCAAGCTGTGTTGATGTCCGAACAAAATCAACAGCGTGTGCTGTGTCCTGTCCGGCAGAAATCGCGCTATATACATTTTCCGCAATCTGATTTGCGCTGATTCCGGTATCGTTCGACAGGTCAATGATTGACTGCCTTAACTGGTCAACCGGAACCGTTGCCGTATCGGCGATTGTCGAAACCTTCGCCATCGCGCTTTCGAAATCCATTGCAAGCTTTGCCGATGCTCCAAGGCCCGCAGTTGCCGCTGCCGAAATCGGCATCAGAGCATCCCCGACACCCTTGATTTTTTCACCGGCGGATTTCATCGATTCGCCCATAATTTGGATGTCGTTCGGGATCTTCTTTAGCTGGCCCTCCATCTTGTTAAGGGTGGCCGTGGCTTCATTTAAACGCGTTTCCCATGTTTTGGTTTCCTTCGCGTTTTCGCCGTAAGCCTGTTTAGACTGTTCAAGCATCCGCCGGGTTTCCTCGACGCGCCGCTTCTGCTGTTCAATCTGTTTGCTTAAATTCTTCCGCTGTTCCGCGTTTTTCTTTTGGGCTGACGTATCCTGATCCCATGCGGATGACGTAGCCTTCATTTCAGACTTTAATAATTTTGTCTGCTGAATGATATCAGATATTGATCTTCTATAATCGGCATCGCCTTGTATACCAATTCTTGGTGAAATATCAACCGCCATAAAATCACCTCAACGCCATCACTTCATCAAACGACATCTTTCTTTTTGCCTGTTTCGGTTTTGCGTGGCCCTCATAGATGCTCATTGCATTTATCAGATCCATCATTTCGCCGTAGCGCATAGAAAAGGTCTCCGACCGGGAAAGCCCCAGCCGAAGACCGTAAAATACAAACCATGATTCATTTAGTTGGACGCTTTGCTGCTTGTCGCCTTTTTTGCCGTTTTTTTTCCTTCCGGCGGCGCCAGTTCAATCATCTGCTGTCCATCGTTCTGAAAGACATCCAGCGCCTTCTGAAACAACGCGTTAAAGTCCTTTTCAGACAGACAAAGCACCTCATCAGCCGTAACCGGCGCGGGCGCATGTCCGGGATCTTCAAAATGTGCCGCGTATTCATATCCGGCGCTTAATGCCGCGATTAAATCCGCGCATGCCTTCTGTGATTCCAGATAATCCGGGCTTGCAATTCGTTCTGAAAAGAACCTGGCGATATTATGATCCGGCGAACACTCTGCAATCTTGCAATTAGCAAGCACAGTTCTGCGCAGACCAATTTTTCTATAATCGGGCATCATGTCCTCCAATTAGTTATATTACGGGGTCACCTGGTCACCGCCAAGCAGAGCCTGAAGGGCCGCAACACCGGCCTCCTCTGTTGCACAGTCAGCGCCGATCCATTTCCATTCATGGTTAGCCGTATCATCACGCATAAGGGATGCGCTCAGTTCCTGAGTCTGCCAATCGATAGCGTCTTCCTGAGTGCTTGCAGAAGTGTTCGGCTGACTGAATCTTGCCTTTGTAAGTACGATAGGCGTGTAAGTAGTAACGCCATCGGACATATATCTAGCAAGGAATCCGATGCCGACATACGGCGGATTTGCGGAATCACCATAAGCCATTACGGAAACGCCGTTCACGGTCCTCTCTGCCGGAAGGCCCATGATAAATTTCTCTGCCGCTTCAAGCAGGCCGTCCACCGTCAGGGTAACAGTTCCTCCCGTAAAGGTTCCCGGCGCGGTTTCTGCCGCGATGTTGTCGGCGTAGAACTTATTATCATCGCCGACTTCCGGCGCGACCTCTACAGACACGCCACGCGCAAGGCGCATAGCCTCAGAATATGTTACAGTTCCGCCAGTTGCGGAATATTTAGCCACATAGGGCATCGAAAAACCTGTGCATACCTTACCAGCTGCCATTGTTTTTACCTCCATTATTTCATAATCGCTTCAATCTGTTCATCAATCCGGGTTTTTATCATGGCCTCCGCCGCTGATTTCGTGCTTCTGACCGCCGGACCGATAAACGGATGTTTGCCATACGTTGAAGAACCACATTCAAGGGACCGGGCAATCATGGCGTTTGGCTGACCGTTTGGGAAGTATTTATTCACCGTCGAATTATAGCCGTCAAAGCCTAGTTTGACATTAAGAAACCCGCCATCGTTTTTGAATGACGCGATACCAAAACCATCAAGCAGACCCTGCTTCTGCGGACCTGTAACTTTACCCTGACGCGGGTCACCCACCGGAAGGCCGGCAATGTTAGCCTTGACTGCATTGGCAACGATAGCCGCTCCGTCAAAAACAGCTCGCTTGCACATCTCCTCAGATTTCATTTCAAGATTTCCAAGCTTCGCGATGTATTCATCTATCCCATGACCAACAATCCATTTAGCCATTTATGCCACCCAAAAATCCCATTCGTAATGAATTAAATTCGTGTCATCTTCGTATTGTACCGAATTCACCCGGAATCCAATACCGGCGGCGTTCAGCGCGTTCTGCACCGCATCCACCACAGGATCGAATTCTTTGAGAGTGAAATAATCAATAGTTCCGTGAATCTGCTGTTCGCCTTTTCGGTTGTCGCCGTCAAAACTGCCGTCTTCGCTGTCCTCCGCCCATACGATATAACCGGTTTTGATGTTCCCGCTGCGCCGATAGTGGTAGCACTTGTCGGTCACAGTCAGCAAAGCATCCCGGACGGTTTTTAACTTATTCTGCATCGACATCATATAAATCATCCAATCTCGACAGCGTTAGATCCGTGACCTTTAAGCCGTCGTCATTAATAATGTGTTGTACGTTGCCGATTCTGTACTGCCCCGCTTCCGGGGACTGGCTGATGATGGCGTACATTCCGATCCTGGCTTTGGGTTCATACCAAATCCGGGCCAGCAAATCCACCTGTTCATTTACACCCATCGCCGCATACTGCCGCCCATATCCTACGGTTCTAGACTCATAATTTGTCACAAAAACAGGGTCTAGCCTTTCAACGGGCATTGCGCCGGGTGCGGCATCGTTGATAAGATTACAGCCCGCAAGAACGCCATCACACATCATCAGTTACGCCTCCTTCATCTTTTCCGAGAACAATCGGTTATTAAGCGCATAACGTAGCATTCTAGGCATCCCAACGGCCATTGTTGCGGTAGTGGAATAATTAACGCCCACGCCATCAGAAGCGCGTTTGCGGAACAGATACGCCGCATACATGACAACAAGATTGCAATCATCCAATTCATCAAGATTAAGCGTGATCCCCTCACGGGCGATTTCCTTTTCCGCAACAGAAACAAGCGTCGAAAGATAGTCATCATACACGGTATTCGCCGGGTAGATCTCTAAATTCGACTTAGTCAAGACCAGCAGATCCGCATCAGTCATCGAATTTCACCTCGCATCCGCAAGACTTTTTCTTTGCGCCCTTCAGTTTCTGCTTAACCTGTTTTTCTTCGCCAACTTTCGCAATCAACGGAAAGCCATGACGATTCTTGCTTCCGGAAAGATAAGCGATTCTTTCGGGCGTGACCTCAACCCCGGCGCGGGGAAACGTGTCCCCCACGTTGTACGGGTGTTTGTTGTCGGTCAGATCAACGAAAAAGTAAATGACCTTATACATTACTCACCGTCGTTTGCGGTGTCAGCGGCAAAAGCTACGGAAGCGGTAGCCGGGGTTCCGCCGTTTACGCCGATAGCAACGAAAGCACCGGCATCAAGAACCTTGCCGTCATAACGAGCGGTTCCCTTGAATCCGGTCTGATCCTCAACCCAAAATGCATGCTCGGAAGTGCTGATCCGGGTACCAGCTCTTTCTGCCAGCAGATACAGGTCAAAATAACCGCCGATGATGATGTTATCCGGTACGAAATTCAGCACCTCAATAGCACCGCCGATGACCGGCATGGAACCATTGACGCCGCTAACGATTGCACCTGCGGCATTGATAGAAAGAGCGTTTGTAACGAGATAGGTATATGTCTTCTCGTTCATAACCCATGTCTTTTCGCCACGGCTATACTTACCAGCGGCAAGGCCGGAATCAGTAACGATAGCCTGCCAAAGAGCAAGATCCTTAACGGTTGCGGCATGGCTTACAATGTTCGGAGTGTTGGATACCGCTTTAAGTGCAGTCAGGACGCCCTGCGGCATCTTGGTTCCGGTACCGAACAGGATGGCCTTGTCCAGCGCATAGCCGATAGCCTGGCCCAGCACGGTGATGAGTTCAGCAGCCAGGTCGATGTCGGAATCCTCAATGGTAGCGTTGCAGATTCGGAAGTATCCGCCGACCTTGTAGCCGTCAACCTCAACCTGAGAGAAAGAAAGATTCAGCTCATTGAGGTTTGCGCACATCTCAGTCCATACGGCCTCCGGGATTGCGCCCTCGATAACCATGCGGCCCTCACCGGGGACCGGGCGAACATTACAATGCTTATACAGTTTAGAATAATTCATGATGTTTTCGCGGAGCAGTCCGAGAATAACCTTCGGAATCAGAAGTCCGGCATTGGTAATTGCTCTCTTCTCCTTGATGGCGGTACGGATGCCGGTCAGCATCTCCTGCACATCCTCACGGGCGATGAATGCATCGCGCTCCTGCATGCTCATTCCGAAAAACTTTGTTCTGTTTTCCATAACCTTGTTCTCCTCTCTGTTTTCGGGTTCCGGCTCTTCTGCCGGGTCATCCTGTGCGGACTCAATGTCCGCAAGTTCCTTTTCCAGTTCGCTGACGGTTCTTTCCAGTTCGCCCTTCTGGGACTCTGCATCTGCCTTTTCGCCGTCAAATTTTGTAATTTCCTCTTCTACTGCGGAACGCTCTTCATCGGTTTCGGCCTCTTCAATTGCTTTTGCAATTTCGGCCTCCCTTGCCTCGAATCCGCTCATGGATTCTTCAACAGCGGCAAGGGCTTTCTTTGCGTCATCAATTTTCTTCCGCAGCATCAGCGCTCTTAATGCCATTGTGTAACCTCGCTTTCATTCTTTCGCGCCAGGCTTCCGATTCGCGTTTCTTGATATCGTCGCGTTCAGCAGCGCGGGCCGCGATGTTGGTTTCCTCATAAGCCGGAAACGTGCAACATGATACCTCAAACAGTTCCACATCTTTGATAGTCCAATGAACGCTCCCGTCATCCCGGATGTCGGTATCCTGAGACCGGATATTGAAACCAAACGAACACTGATCAACATCGCCGCGCTTAACTCGCTCATACAGGTTCATAGCGTCAACATCGTTCGGATTGATGTCGATCCGTCCCCATAACCCGCGCTCTGTTTCGCGTAGCTGTAAAGTGTTGGCCTTTGTCCGTCCGAGAACCAATGTCGTATCATGGTTAATCAGTGCGCGAACATCGTTTGAAAGTGTATTAGAAAAAGCACCAGGCGCGATTGATTCGCTCATGCCGGGTGCAATTTCGTAATTGGAATTAAATACGGCGAAATAGCCTTCGATGATATGGCTATCGCCGTCTTCCCGCGTGGAAAATTCCGACGGGATACTTCTAACGGTTCTATTCATTTTCCCCGCCTCCTTGTATCAGTTTTTTCTGCTGTCCAATCATATCGCTTGGAATATAGTTCTCCAGGATGCGCAGCTCATCCAGGCCGTCCATTGGTGACATTCCGACAATATCGCGAACCTCATTTCCTGTTACGATGCCCTTATCAGATAAGCCACCGAACACGGTATACACAGTCTGCAAATCCCAATCAAGCAAAGACCGCACGTTGAATTTCAAATACCATTTCGGCGATAGAATCAGCTTTTTTGTCAGTTCCTGTTGGATAGAAACAGCAATCGGGCGAACGGTATTCTGCACAAAGCTATTCCAGGCTTGCCGGTTGTATTCGCCAACGCCAAGTAAAAACGGCGGCACGCCAAGCACGGCGGCAACTGTTCGTTTGTCTAATTCAACTGTGTCATTGATGGCAAGATCCGCAAGTGTCAGGGGCCGAACCTGTTCTACCTGGAACTGATCCGCCGGAATCAACCACGGATCGCCGTCCTTCGCCGGTTTCACATAGCTGTCTAACAGCTTCTGTCTGCCCTCAGGACTCGCGAATTCGTCTGTTAGTCCGTCAACCTTAACAATGATTGAAGGCTTCCATTTTGATGCCATAAAGGCATTCTGCGTGGCCTGTGCCTGTGCAAGATTCTTTGTGATTTCTCTCAGCGATACATTTACGCCGGTACCCTTCCACAAATATGTCTTATCGGGATTGTATGTGAAATGCAGTAAATCTTTTGGACTCCTTGAAATGCCATCGATTTCCACCTTGTAATCCCGACGGCCCACCGGAAGGAACGCCACCCGGTCAGCGGCGATAGGTTCCAGCGACTTTAACAGCCCCTTGTATGTGTGAGGGATTACAACGCTGTTCCCCTTGCCGTATAACAGCAGATTCATCACGATGGCCTGCATCCAGCCGGACCGCGTCATGTTGGGCATCGGCTCAATATCAATGATTCGCGATAACTCATTAGTGATGCGGATGTCACCGCGTTCCGTATTCGACATCAGATAAATTGTCATACTGCCGATTAATTCGGCTATTCGTCTGCATGCCGTCACAATCTCCGGGCAACGGTCAAGTGCCGTATACCCCGGAACGCATAGAATATCATGCGCTTCGTCCGAGATAAGGAAAGCGACCTTTCCGCTCGGAGTGTTTTCTCTTTTCTTAAACGGGAATATCATGTCTTTTTATCGCCTCCCCACCATGCCGCCGCCTTCTTTTTCTTCGCCAAATCCTCGGACATGCGAACGCATGCAAAAACCGACGCATCGAACAAATCAATTCGGTGTGTCGGTTGGATTTTCTCATATTGGACGGCGTCATCTGTTTTCTCGATTGCCCTGACATTAGAAACGCAGTATTCATACGCTTCCGAGTGTAAATAATATAGCTTCCCATCTTTTGCGGCTTTTTCAATGTGTCGGAAGCCTTGAGACTTTAGGAAATAATACTGCGGCTGATCCACTATGTTGAAATGTGCCGCCTTCATGGCCGGGAAGTATTCCTCACCGGCAAACTTCCGGTCATGGCCTATCTGTTTTATCTTGAATCCCATGTTTCGCATGGAGATAAACCAGTTAACAACATCGGATATGTTGACCGTTGGCGAATTGCACATTGTAAGCCATCCGTCATCCGCCCACCCAAACAGCGGTATGTTATCCTCATCCGCCTTTCGCGCCGCCATAACAACCGGGAAGAATGCATGCGTGATGATGATGTCTACGCCCTGATACTGGCCATACAGCGCCGCCGCCGTCAAATCATACATCCGTGACAGGTCCGCGCCGCCATACCATTGAATCGGAAGTTTGGCCAGTTCCTCAAGGCTCCAGTCATATTGCCGGTCAGACCGCCGAAACTCCTCAATATCAAACCATGCTTTCATCGCGCTGGTGAACACGTTCAAAGACTTTGCAAAGAAATCTTTTCGTTGTTGCGGATCATTTTGGGCCTGTAATGAATCGTTCAGTATTTCAGCCGGTCGGATGGTAACCCCATAAGCCGGATTCGCCATTTCATGCACTTTTGGATTCGTGAAATCAATATTGCCGTTTTCGTCCGCGTCAGCTTCACAGATGAAAATAAAATACTGTTCATCCGTTATCTGACCATCAAGAACCTTTTTGCAATAATCAAGGCGCTGGCCAAGGAACCCCTGTGCGTTATCGCCCGCCGTGCTGATGCCAATCATTAACTTGTTTGTATATGCCTTCATGGCCTCCTTGAACAGGTTATACTGTTTGGGAACCTTGAACGCGTGTATTTCATCAGCTATAGCAATATTACAGTTCAAAGAATCTTGTGCGTCCGGGTTTGCCGCCAGCGCCCGGATAAAAAACGAACCATCCGGCAGCGTGGCCTCCATCGAATGCTCATTGTTGTTATCAATGACATGTACATGCCCGCCGTCTTTTTGATCCTCTCCCATCCGCTTTACGTTGTAATCCAAGAAGTTGAAGGACTCCAAAGACTGCATCAGAGCTGCCGCCGTGATGTATGTCTTTGCGCCTGACTTCCGATACCATAGCGACAACGCCCATGCAAGGGACGCAGCAAAGCTGGTTTTTACATTCTTTCGCGGCAGATATATCAATGCTTCATGGAATCGAACAATATCCGTTCCCTTCAGCTTGAACCCGACAAGGTTATAAATTATGAATTTGTGAAACGGCAATAACAGAAACGGTTCCCCGCGTAATGGCGTTCCGTCGATGCGTTCGCCCTGTTGATGGCAAATCGTGCTTTCAATAATCCCAATACAGAATGTTGGGGCCTTGTGGTCAATCTCATAATTCGGGTTCTGTAAATCCCGGAAAAATCTATCGACCGCTTTTCTTCTGTATTCGTTTGCAACAATCGTTCCGTCTTTTATGCCGTTCGCATAATCTAAAACCTCTTGCCAGTATTTCGCTTTCATGACAACTTCGCCAGCGCCTTTTCAAGCGCCGATTCTTTTTTCGCCCCTTTAACCGCTGATTCATTGATGCGTTTCAATCCCGCCGGGGTTAATCCGAGATCCCGCCAATACGCCAGCGCATCCCGATTGAGATCCATCCAAATCGACAACAGCGGATTCTTGCCGGTATTGACGGCCCCACGGTCAGATGTTTTCGTTACGGTCGCCTGACAGCCTTCCTCAACATACTGCGCATAAACCCGGTCCCGTTGTTCCAGGATGTCCGCCAATGCATTGATGACCGAATCATACTGCTTTTGATATGTCCCCGACTCAGTCGCGGCGGCTTTTATTTGGTTTTTCCATTCATAACTGTTCATTTATGCCGCCTTTCGGGGGTAACGCCGCTAATTTGGTTTAGATTCGGAGATGCT